ATTGTGTTTGCCACATAGTTGACATAAGTATACGATCTTAATTTTGTCGTTAGCTCGCACGGCCAGGTGCGACATTAATTTCTGGCAGCAATAAGCATCACGGATAGTTAGACTCATTCTTCTTCCTCCTTACAAGTGCAATTGCTCAATTCAAGCAATTCACTAATTGGCTCTCCACAGTGTGGACAATCATAGATCATTCTTCTTCCTCCTCTCTTACTCTTAGAGCATAGTCTCGGTAATAGTCAACCTTGGTACTAAGTTCCGTAATCATGTCCATGGACTCTTTAGCCCATTTTACAACACTTGGTCTGTCATCTTGAGCCCATTGGTGTTCATAATTCCATAATTCTTCTAAGGCTTGGATTATGGTTCTTAATTCATCATATCGAAAATAATATGCAGCAACAAAATTACCATTATCTTCTCTGTTGTTTCCTACACTATATGCTTTCATTGATTCATCCACTCCAGTATGCACAACACGATTAGTTTCTCATAACCTGTAGGATTATCAGATAATCTATTGACTAAAGTTGCGGCTAGTTTTTTGTTATCGAAATCATTGATGTCAAAAGCATCTTCATCATCAAGTTTAGATCTAATTGCATCTTCGATAAAACTAGAACGAGTATTATTTCTCGCTCTGGATTCTAATTCTCCGACCATTTTGAATGGTAAAAGAACATTAATTTTGGTTTTTCGGCTCATCGGGTCCACTCCTTTCAGTTTCGGGTGGACCCACCCCTATAAGAAGGTATGGAGAAAAGGCCCACTGCGGGTGGGAATTGGCCTTTGCGTTAGCCCACCTGTTCAAGATAAGGAATTGCATTAGTTTATAGTCTTCATTGTGGGACATCCCATCATGGCGAAAGCAGCAACAAGAGAGTTCGAGATCTATGTCGAACTTCAGTCAACAACAACAGCAGCAAATCAAACACTAGACATGACCGATTACGTGGATATCGCAGATAACCAAGCATTCGAAGTTCATGAAGTAGATATTGTTCTAGACCCAGACCAAGCATTTCCAGCAGCAGACGTTGAAGGAATCTTCCAGTTGGCGGATTCGAATATCACGGCGTTTGTTTCTCATGCTGATCGCACTTCTTTGTATGTCGCTCGAAAGACTTACGACACTGCTACCCTAGGTATGTTCCATCAAGAGTCTTTTAGTTCTCTAACTCCTTTGATTGTATCAAAGACACTATTCTGTCGCAACTCTGTAAGTACAGGCACAGAGAACTTCACACTTCGAATGAAAGGTCGTATTGTTACACCAACTGCTAAGGATTACATGGCACTTGTACTAACTCAGACTGGCAACCTTGCTTGAGGCGATCTACTTGGTTAAAGTAGAAGGCACTCTCGAAGAGTTAAGAGAACTCTTTGTTGAAGGCGCTAAAAAAGAGGCTAGAAAGGTAGCAAAGAAAGCAGGTGCTGAAGTTGTTAAGTCTGGCGTTCGTCGTACTAAATCTGCTTGGCAGAGATACATGGCTAACAAGAAAACGCAAATCAAGTTCAAATCTGGATCTAGAAAAGGAAGATTAGATCTAAAGAAGATGGGCGTTGCTTTCCGCAAAGCACAGAAGAAATCTAAGAGGTGATTTGAATGGCACGCATAATCGACAAAGACACTAGACTCATCGATATTGACTTTGGAGAGTTTACAGTTTCTACGGCTAGATCGGGAGGACAAGCTTTTCCTGATTCTGTTACCGATGGCGGTAGTGGAACAGGTCAGTTGTTAAACCGATTACCTGCTGGAACCTTTAACGGTGGTTCTTTTATGCAATATGTCCGTTTAGATCTAGATTACATGGTTAGTAACAACGAAGTTATGTTGCCAACTGAAGCATCTATTCAAAGAACTTCACCAGTTCCCCTGGGATACAACATTAACGGAAACAACTTTGACCAGATGGAAGAGTTCATCTTTATTCTTTCACGACCATTGAACAATACTACTCTTGCAGCTGCAACAACCACTCTAGAATATAATGAGTTTAGATCTATGGGATTAAACGGAACCACTGGAAGAGGCGATGTATCTGGTAACGCTGGATGGCCAAATCAAGTTCAAACCATCTACGCAGAAAAGAGGATGTATTCTTACAACGGTAATTTAGGAGCAACTCAAAACAATGGTGAACTATCTACGCAATTAGGCCCTGGGCCTAATCCTACTAACTCATTGTTTGGAATGCCTTCTTTGGACAGTGTTACAACATGGGGATCTATGTCTGGTATTACTGGACCTAATTTGCATTGTTACCGTGTTGTTATCAATAGGAATCAAACCTTTGGTGGTACATATGGTGAAACTAATCTACTACTAGATGGTGAAGGGCTTTGTAATTGGCCCGCTGTAAGTGTTAGATTCTTGTGTAAAGACCCTAACTATAGTGAAGGAGAATACCTAACTCGTATTGCTAACGCTATGAACAATATTGCTGAAGGCGGTCCAACTGCATGAGTTCCTTAAATGGAATCAAAGCGGGTATGAGACTAGGTTCTAGTTTCGAAGTATTAGACGGATCGTATTCTAGTTTCAAGTCGTTTGATATTAACTTCCTTAATTTGCCCGTCTATCGCGCTGATACTAAAGAAGAGTTTGTAGTAGACTACTTTGGTTTACTAGGGACTGTTTTGTTTGGCGGCCCTTATGGCGGTATCAAGTATGTTGCAGACAAAGTGGAATCGGACTAGCTAGTTTAGATTACTCATACAATCGGTCGAGATGAAGACCATGGTTCTTCCATCTCAATTGACAAGGATTACACATGAACCATTCAATTCCGGTGTCATCGATGACTCTCCAGTTCGAACTGAAGACACCGTAATCGGTGTTGCACCATTCACAAGCATATTCGTTGACCATCAGACATACTCTCCTACATGTACGACATTGTGTTTGCCACATAGTTGACATAAGTATACGATCTTAATTTTGTCGTTAGCTCGCACGGCCAGGTGCGACATTAATTTCTGGC